ACGGAGATTATTTCCATCATTTATCAAAGGTCGCCTAACAGCCATAATTTATGATCCTGGTGATTTAATTGTTTTGAGTGTTGATCCTGCAGAGTTTTTAATTAATAATGTTACTGGACTACTAAATTCAGCAGAAGTAATTCCTGTTGCAATAAACTGACCAGTAGCTGAATCATAAGATAAGCCAGCGCCTGATGAGAAGATTGCTTTAATTTCAGAAGCTTCGTTAAATGAAGACTGAGCAGTATTTACTTCATTGATAGCAGCAACTAATGATGATTTAGTTGTTGTGTTTAAGCTACTTAATGCACCAATCTTATCTGAATCAAGGTAGTTAATAGCACCAACAACTGAAGTTTTAGTACTTGTTACCAATTGTGTAACAATACCAAGATCAGAATCTAATGTAGCAATACTTACACCTGATCCGCCACCCGTACCAACTGCAGCAGTAATATCAGAATCTAGATTATTAATCGCAAGTACTAAATTAGCTTCACCATTTGTAAGCGCATCTACATCACCTAAATTAGACGATATAGTATTTGTTTTAGTTACCAGAGTTAATACTGGATCTGTCGAATTAATTGTTGTAACTGCCATATTATTTCTCTATTAATTGTGCTAGCATTGCTTTCATTGCCGCAACGTCCTCTCTTAAACTATTCAATTCTTCTTCTCTTTCTTTCCAAGCTTTCTTTGCTTTTCTTGCTGTTTGCATTTCAGAAGTATTTGTGTTTAATATAGCTCCAGAAGTTTTATCTCTAACAAATCCTGGATGTCCTTCTACTGGTATATATTTATTCATTATGTTACCATCGCAATTGTTCTTAGATCCTTAATTGTAGGAATCTTCGAAGAATTAGTAGAAGTCATTACAATCTTAACTTGGAACTGAGTAAATGAATTTAAATTACCACCAATTCCACCAGCAAGATATTCATATTCTCTATAAACTGTTTTAATTTCATCAGCTGGGTTATTTGTATTTTCAGAAACTTGCACCCAGTTGATTTCATCTAAGTTATCATCCGAAGAACCAGTCTTATAGTAAACTTTAAAACCAGCCGCTTGAGGTCTATTTGCTGCAAATAAGATCTTCAATCCAACTGCTTGATCAGCAAGTGTGACTGGAGATGTAATATGTTTAGCAGCATGAGTACCTTCTGTTGGATGAGTATCATTTACAAAACTAATTGGAACATTGTAAGTAGATGTTGCAGATGAATCTTGCCTATCAATAATATTCTCAAATGTTGTGAATGATAAACGTTGTAGATCAATTACTGGTGATACTTTAGTATCAGTAGTTGTTAAATCTAATTGTAATGTTGTAGATCTGTTACCAGAAATTAATGCAGTTTCATTTGAATCTGTTAAGATAACACCTGGATTATTTCTATAGTTAAACTCATTTAATGTAATAGGTGTAAATGAAGTTGCTTTACCAATATTAGCTGTACTTGTATTTCTATTACCAGCATAAGATTGACCAGTTGTTAATTTAACTTTACCACTTAAAGAAGTTTCATCAGGAATAATTGTTTGAACATTTGGAACATATACATCAAACTGAGTATTTTGTGAGGCAATTACTGAATTACCGCCAGTTCTGATTGTACTAGTTGCTGATGAATCAGCTTCAAATGTATATCCTGTCCAGTCAACTGATGTTATTGTTCTTGTACCATTTAAACTTGAACCTTTAATACCTGCATAACTATCACCAGCAGTTAGACCGCTAATAAACACTTTATTATTCTTGCTGAATCCATGACCTTCATGTAATACTCTGATTGTAGCATCACCAGAATCTACTGAGAATGGATTGTTATCTAATAATTTAGATGGAGCACTAACGTTTTCAATGATTGCTGAACCACTTGAAGAAAACTCTGCTCTATATAATTTGAACATTAAGTCTCTTGTTTGATCAGGAGTCCAAGTAAATCCGTTTTGAGAAGTAAATAGTGAACCCATAGTAGGTTGACGATTGATTCTCTTCTCAGTTGAACCTAATTGGAAATCATATGTCTTAGCAACATAAACGTTATAGTCTGTAGATTCTGCAAGAACTACAACTGCATATTCTCTATCAGGTGTTAGATAAATAGGCTCTTCAAATGTGAATGTAGTTGCAGCAGATTGTACTGAACTTAATAATCCTGTATCACCTGGAATATTTACATTCGAAGGTGCAACATAAGCATAAGCATCTGGTAAAGGTGCTTTAGTTGGAATACCATTTTCTACAGGTCTAATTTCACATCTTACCGGAATATTATCATCTTTACTTGAGAAGAATAAATCTGTCTTAGTAATGAATACACCATTTGGATATTCTCTTCCACTTACAAAGAATGTTTCTGCAACTGGATCCATTTGAACTTGAATTAGTCTAAATGTATCTTCAACTCTTGTAGAAGCAATTGTTCTCTGTCTAGTATTTAAAACACCGGTTGAAGTAAATCCTGCAATTGCTTTAGATGTTGCATTATCTTCGTTATCTGCAGAAATATCTAATAGTTTAAATTCTCTTGAACCAGTTCTAAACTTAAGTGAATTATTGCTTGGAATAATAAATGAACCGATGATTTCACCAGCATCATTAGATATTAGATCACCTGCACCATTTGGATGAGACGTTCTATTTGTATACTGGTTACCAACATCAGTAGTTGTTGTACCGAATCTAAGGAATGAAGATTCTTCTCTAACATAGTTTGCAATATTCACACCATCAAAGAATGGAAAATGTTTTGTATTAGGTCTTAAACCTTCTGCTTTAAAATAAACTAAACGTGATCTCATGAATGGGATAATATCAACATCAATGATTCTATCACCAATAATATCACGTCTTACTGATACTCTACCACGAACAGTTACTTGATTACCAACTGGTCTACCGATCCAGCTATTTCTCCAAGCATTAATATTACCCGTGAATATATTTCCTCTATTAATTCTTTCTGTTCCACCTGTGACAATTCTATCAGGTGCATATTTAGTTTCAGCCCATTCGTCTGATGCAGGTGAAAGTCTACAAGCACCGAAGTTTGTAATTACTGCGAATGGATTAACATTAATTGTTTCTGTAGCAAGATTCTGATCTACAAATGATTGGTGAGATGAAATAGGTAATGTAACTAAATCACCATTTCTCTCTGTTGTAGTTGAAGCATCTGCTGAATCATAGATCATTCTAACATTATTTGCATATTGCTTACATGTTAATAGACCTTCTAGATCATCAATCGTTGCTCTATATTCATCTCTATCAGTTGCAGAGAATGTATAATCCTTAAAGTTATCAACTAAGAAACCAGCTTTAGTTCTTGGATTACCATTTGAATCAATTACTGATAATGAAGATGTATTTAATTCTAATAGACTTAATGTAGTTAACTCTTGTAGTTCGTCAATACGCTGTTCTAGTTCAGCAATATCTTTCATTTGGAACTTCTTATTAGGAATAAGAGTAGTAGTTAAATCAGACTCATTTAGAGTATATGGATTTAAACTAATATTCATTAAGTTCATTGATGAAGTAGGAATGTCAGGATATTTAGGATCTAGGTCTGACACACCAGAAATAACTTTATAAGCACCAGTAACATTTACTGTATCAGCAGCACCAGGAAGTGCAACTAATCTATCATTTCTAGATTCGTAGTAAATAATGTCACCAGTTAAAGTATTTGTATTAGGTGGTAATAGATTAATAATACCACTTCCACCAACACCATCTGAGTCAAATGCAATACCACCAGCTGATTTAGTTGCAACTGGTCTAAAGTCAACAACATCTCTTAATGAAACAACATCACCATTGTTTTGTCTATGACTTGGGATCTCATCGTATCCAACCTCAGCAGGTACATAAGAAGTTACATCAAAGAAATCACCAGCACCATGAGTAAAGTATTTAAATCTTACAAAAATATCAGATGTTGGAATTGATGTACCGGCTTTTTGAACAACTCTACCAAATCCATAATAGTTATCTCTTTGACCATTATCAATTGTAAAGTTAGTACTAATATCTGCACCATCAGAATCAACTAATTTAATTGATGATACTTCAAAAATATCTGTTTTATCTAAGTCAATGTACTTATTACCAGCAGCATCAGTTGATGCATCACCTGGCCATGCAATTGTTTTAGTAGTGTTTTGTAATGACTTAGTTCTTGCACTTGGAGTAGATTTTGTAATTGTAGCAATTACTTCATAGTCTTGTGCTGCATCACCACCACTTACACTAAATGTTGTAAATGGACTAGATGTTGAGAATGCAATAGAGTTATCAATTGATGAATCAACCCTAGAAGCAACCCATTGACTTGTATTTGTAAATTTACCACCAGTTACACCAACTGCAACAGATGAAACATTACCTGAACCGTCAGTTGTAAATGTGTATCTCTTTTGTAAAGTAGCGGTAGAATAAGATTGACCAGTTTGTTGTGGTCTTTCACTTGGTAGTGGGAATAATAAATTATTCTCAGCAGTATTCTTTAATGTAGCTGCACCATTTTCTAGTGCAATATTCATATAATCTGAAACACCGGTACCAATTGATCTTGTTAAACCAAATGATTGTCCACTATTCATTTCAATAGCAAATAAGTATAGTGCAATATCATTACCAGTAGATTCTTCGATAGCTCTAACTCTTGCAGTACCGATTGTAGATCCACCATAATCAGTAGCTGATCTAAGATTTACTTTAACAAGCGTTTCAATATTTGGTAAACCTTTGTTATCTGTATAATCACAAAGAACATAGTTACCATATTGAGCAACAATGATTTCATCTTCTGCAGTTACAGTATCTTGTGCTTTTGGAACAGTAATCTTAGTTGCAGGTGCTTGAACTCTATATCCATCAATATAGAATACACCTTGGCTGACTTCTAATTGTAAATTAGAATCGTTTAAATCGTTAAACTTAGCAGTGATTGGACTAGAAATATAGTTTCCAGACTCTTCTTTTGTTCTTAATGCTAATGTTTTATTTAATTCGTTATATGAATCTGTTACAGTTGTTTTATCAACGATCTCAGTATCTTTAATTCTTAATACGTAAACAAAGTTATCTGTAGCAGTTAAATCAGATTTTTTCGTTAGTGTTAAACGAATACGGTATCTGTCTGCACCAGGAGCAGCTAAGTTAGGAGATGCACCTTGGTTATCATATAGAGCAGTTGTATCAGAAACTGTTACAACATCTTGAGTAACTTTATATCCAATATCACCTTCAAAAGAAGTAGAATATTTAGAAGGATAGATTGTTTGTTTTTCTACAAAGATGAAATGACCTTGAGCAAAGATAACACCTTCACCCATAGAGAACCTTAAACCTTTACCAGCAGCATTTGTAGCCGCAGTAATCATATTATAACCAGATCCAAGAGTAGAATTTTCTAATGTTTGACTGTTACCAACTCTAATTGGTGAAGTACCAGAAGTACCAGATGAAGTTGATACATATTGAACAATTAATGTATCTGGATCTGAACCACTTGCCTCAATTACACCTGAAATTTTAACTTGTACTTGAGCCGCAGGAGCTGCAACAGTAAATGTTTTACCAATAATAGTAGCAGTGTCATTTGGTAATTGACCAGTTGCTAATTTAATATATTCATATTGGTCTAATGAAGCACCAGCAGGTTGAACAACACCACCTTCTTTAAATAAGTTACTACCCAATCTACCAATCTCAGATTGAATGATAGTTTGCATTTGAGTAAGCTCACGTGCTTGTAGAGCTTTACCAGCATTAAAAAGGATTCTATGATAGTTATCGCTATCTCTAAAATCATCCTTATAAGTGCTTGAAAAAGTGGTTGTTGTAAATGTATTCGCCATTATCTTATACCGTAATTACAATTTTAATATCTTCTTGTTGTGATGCTGATCTAATTACACGTGATCTATTTTCAATATAAAGTAAATCACCACTGTAAATATCTATTGTAGAATATTTATCTCCGCTATCAACAGTACCTGAACCAGAAGCACTACCACTTATTGATTCACCATCTGTAAATACACCGGCAACATTGTTACTATTTTGATGGAACCAGATCTTATTACCATTAGCACTATCTAGTTCATCAATATAAGCAGTTACACCTGAAGTACCACCTGTGATAACTTCATCAACCGCAAAACCCGAAGCAGTAATAGTTCCGGTAAGTGTTAAATATCTATTTGTATTTGCTGAAGTACCTTTGAATAATGGGCCAGGAGCTGCTGAATCTGTAAGTTCAAGATTCTTTAAGAATGAAATTTGTCTAAAGTCATTATCAACATTAAATGTATTACCTTCAGTACCATCTGGACGAATGTTAAACATTAATGAAGATGATTTAAGATCATTAATAGGACTCTTTCCAATACCATCTCTTGGACCAATAATAGGTCTTAATGAACCTGTACCAGATATTGTTGCAGAAGCAAAATCATATCCACTACCTAATGAAGCAGAATCATCGTCCATTTCAACTTTAACAATTGTTCCACCAGAAATTGTAGCTGTTGCAGAAGCACCACTACCATTACCTTTAAATGTAATTACAGGAGCCGAAGTATAACCTGTACCTCCATCAACAATTTCAACACCAATAATTTGACCTGGAGTAGAACCATTTTGAACGTTTAATTGTTGTAATTCAAATGTATTAGCACTAGAAGAGTCAATTGTAATATCTTGTACTGGCATATAAGTTGCAGATAAGAAGTCTGCTGCCTTACCAGCTGAAATAGCATAACATAATTTCCAAACGTATCCATCAGATGTTTCGAACGATGAAGTTTCAGATACACCAGCATCTGAATAACTTGGTTTTACAATTGAAGTATTTGCTGCACCTGTTGCAGATTTACCTTGTTTTAAACAAATATAAACTTCGTTATCCTCGGTCAATACGTAATATGAATTTGTTGGATAACCAGTTTGATTATCTGACCATGAAGAATAAATTGCACCCGATGACCAATTGTATCTTGGAACAACAAATGATTGTGCAGTTATTTTTTTAATTGAAGATAAATTATTTCTTAATTCTCTTTCTTCTTGAAGTGTTCTAACAGGATTGACAACTGTATCTGTTGCGTTATAGTCATCTGATTTACCAATACCAATGAAAAATTCATTGCTGTCTGTTGAACTACTTATTTCATTAAAGACAAGAGTTTGATAATATTTTTTTAATGGGTCTGTTACAATTGCTGACATATTACACTACCGTTGTTACGCTTTGATTTCCTACTAAGTACCAATTCGATCCATCCCATACACATTGTGCACCTTCATATTGTGCTAATGCAAAACTTGTTCCATTTGCAAAATTTGTTGGCGTGACCGTTGTAGTACCTAAACCTTTGTTTGTAAAAATTTTATATTCACCAGTTGTTGTACCATCTGCAAGAGAAACAGCAAGAGCTGAAGCTTTATTACAAATAATATAAGTTGCATTTGCAGAGGCTGCACCATCCGCAGATATTTCAACTGATTCAAATGCTGCTTTACTTATTTCAACTGAACCGGTACCCTTTGCATTTAAATTCAAATTAATGTTTGTACCTGAACCTGTTGCATTTACTTGTGGATTATTGCCACTCGCTGCATTTACAACTGTGATTTCATTAACTGCACTACTTGTTGCACTTAACTTAATTAATTCGTTTCCATTAACATCATTAATACTAGTTGTAATTTTTGGTGTAACAATGCTTGGTGATGTTAATGATTTATTTGTGAGAGTCTGAGTAGCAGTATTTAATGTGATAACACCATCAGCATTTGGTAATTGAATACTACGATCAGCTGTAGGATTTACCGCATGCAATCTTGTTTCATAGTCATCAGCTAAAGGTCCTTCAAATACAATTGAACTATCTTCCATAAAGATTTTAGAAGACAAAGCGGCGCTATCACCACTTAGATGCTCATAAATTTCAGCAAAGTTAGCATTAATTTTAATGCCAGCAGACCTTAGCGTATCGCCAGTTCCGTCATTTGCTGTTGTACCTATTGAAATATTTTGTCTGCTCATATTTAAATTTTACTCTCAGTTTATCTTATTTATATCGAAGAATCAAGGATATTTGAACTATATCGCGTAAACATATCATTATCCATTGTCTCAGTAGTCATAGACATTCTTGGACTAACTGTTTCTGAATCATCGAATGTGAATGAATTTGGTGTAAACAACTCAACCACATTAGCATAGTATCCATCTAATCTCTGAGCTGTGATACTTGAATCGCCAGTGTATTCAGAAACAAGTTCATCAAGAGATGCTCTAAATGTTGTACCATCAGAAGAATCAACTAATCCAGTTAATTGTACAGTTGGTGCAGCGGTACCTAACGATGCTTCACTAACAAGTCTAATACCTGAAACGTCTAATTGTCTAATTTCATCAGAATCTACACCAGTATAACCAGCTAGATCTAATGCTGCTTCACTTTCAGCAAGTACTTGACCTGCAAAATGGAAACCAGCAGGATGTACAAACCTCTTGTATAATGATTCATAGTCTTGTACAGAAAGACCGATCTTAACCAATATAGAAAAAGTTTGATATATTCCATTATCTATAATAAATCTTTGTGAGTCATATCCGATCTGCGATTCACTAACAATAAAGACATTATCTTTTGGATATTCAATAGTTACTTGTTCACCAAAGAATCCTCTAAAGAAACCTTCAACAGAAACCAATGAACCTTTAACTCTATAAAATTCAGAGAGAAGTTTAACCATGAGACGTGGTTTTTGAAAAAAGGCAGATGTCTGTAAACCATTACCAATTTCTTTAATAATCTCATCTAAATATTTTTCTTGTACAGCCTGACTATCTCTTACATGATGAAGATCACGTATTGCAGTACCAAATGATTGATCGCCACTACTATCATCTAAAAAGTCATAATACTTTTCAAGTAGTGTAATTAATTGTGCATTATCTTCAGTAAACCAATCAGGAAGAGTTTCACTTACTGCTGGTTTACCAACCGTAAGAGCTCTTCGATTTTTGGTTTCAGAAATATGAATAGCCATAATTTATTAAGTGCCAATCGATGTTGGAGTATTTTGGAAATCTAATTGAGCAATTGATGTCGAAATATCAGTATCAATACTTAAGATATAATTTCTTAATGGTTTAATTGTTGATTGATTCGCAGGAATTGCAGATACTTTAATAGCTGTTCCACTATAAGAAGAAACTTCAATACCAGTTAACGTAATCACACCATCAGTTGGTGAATATGAACCAATATTATCTTTCACAACAACTCCTAAAGAGTCGACCGCTTCTAATTTAGTTGAATCTAATACGTTTCTAATAGTAACAAGATTATTATTCTCATCTCTAAATGCTGATGAAGTAATAATACGATCTGTTCCATTTGGTTGAGATAATACTACCGGAAAATCTAATGTTGTACTAATTTGAGTATTTAATGAAGGTGTCCATCTTTGTTGTATCTTAATATCCATTTTAGAGTTAAGAATCGCCGGACTAAGATCATCAATCTCAGCTAATAGACTTGATCTTCTAAATACTGCATCAAACGTTGAAAGATTTGTTGTGAAGTAAGTATTAATAGCTGATTGTACATTATTTTGTACAGTTTGTGTAGTATCACTAGTTAAATTTGGATCTAAATTAAATCTAGTTGTGATTTCTAAGAATGTATTTACAGGATCAGTAAATTTAGTATCAATTGACATAATACCAAGGTTATCCGAAAGTTGAGACACAATACTATTCTTAACTGTGGTTTTTACTGAATCAGCAATACCCGTTTTAAAATTAAGTGATACAAATACAACACCATATTCAGGCGGAACATTATCATTACCACCCCAAGCAACTACATCTGAAACTGTAGATGAATAGTTTTCTAAAATTAATGCTTTGTAATCTTCGGCAGTAACCATTCTTTGTTGAGTAGCAAATGCAATTGGAGCATTAGCTTTAATCGATGCTACTGATTCTTTCTCATCACCGCCAGCAGAATTTGCAACAGTTGTTACCGTAATATTATAATCAGTACCACCAACATTTACCTGATCAGAAGCTACAAATAAACTTGCACCATTTGCAGAAGCACCTTTAGTTGATAGATAAGTTGCAATAACTTTATTACCGGCCGAAGGAGCTTTACCTAATACATTACCTTCAGAAAATGTTAATTCAAAATAACCGTTTGGAACTTCTCTAATAATATAAACTGTAGAATTTTCATCAATACGAACCGTATCATTAATATTAACGTATTCAGTATAAGACGACGATGAAATACTATCGTATACTTTAACATCTAAAGTTGAAGTATCAATTGTTGCATCTGGAATTACATAAATCTGTTCATCATTTACGTCACCAATAAGGAATGTTTTTGTTTTAATTACACCTTCAGTAATTGTAATATTAGCCGTACCATCAGCACCTAAAAATGTGAAATTACCAGATCCATCGTTTGTTGCTGTTATTGCTGCAGTTGTCTGGAATGAATATGTTACATCATCAACACTTGTAGTAAATGTTGTATATGCTGGTAATGTCAGTGTATTAGTTGTAGTATTTCCAGTACCGGTAATTGATAAGTTTACGGTAGCAAATGAACCTGTACGAGATCTGACATTATATCCTAATGTTTCAGCATGAGCAAGAACAGAAGATCTTAATTGAGCAGATGTTAGGAATGATTCATTCAAACCTACGTTAGCAATTAATCCATTAAGATGAGTATTATATGCTAATACATCTAAAATATTTGAAAGACCAGCAGCTTCAAAATCATAATCTGAAAACTCTGATTGTTGCTCGAAATGTGATTTTAGACTTTGTTTAATTGTATCAAAATCTAAATCTGATGATTTTATTAATGCCATTATCTCAACCTCGTGAGTGTTATATTCTGTGTTACTTCTTCTAACGTACTAATAACCTGAAATTTTATTTCACATTGAATAAGATTATTATCAGGTTGTAAAGTTACTTTTACTCTTCTTAATAAAGCTCTTGGTTCATATCCGACAATAGCTGAAGCAATTCTATCTTCAATATCTTCTTCATCTAAGTCTTCGCTTAATTCAAATAAAAACCTATTTAAGTCTCCACCATAATAAGGTTGAAATGGTTTCTCATTATGATTTGTAAGTAATAAATTTTTAATTCCTTGTTTAACAGATTCAGCATCTGTCTTTTTATATACATCACCAGAAGGTTTATTTGCAAATGTTAAATCAATATCTACGTACGATTTTGTTCTAGACGTAGTAATGGGTTTAACTGATAAGTTGCCATCTTCTTGTGAAAAAATTCTTGCCATACTTCTATTTATACGTTAATCACCAATGAATACGGTCTTTGATCCGCTTTCGATTTTATTCGATCCGTCTGAACCTGAGATACCTGGTGGATCATCACCAGTATCTGCTGTATCACCAATACGTGCAGCTCCTTGTGTTCCATTATTTAAATTAATTGTTTTACCTTCAATTGTTACATCACCATCAGCAATAATATTTAAATTACCTGTAACATGAATCTTATCATTACCAATTACAGATCTAAATCCATTCTTTAATTGTGTTACTACATCACCATTTGGGTGAAACTCTACAAATGTACCAGATGTATGATAGATCTTAATTCTCTCATGATCAGGTGTATCATCAACTTCAATTACGTGGCCACTCCTAGTTTGATGCACGGCATTGAATGGATATTCTGCTTGATATGGATCAGCTGGTTCATCAATTTTGTTGTCTGGATTCGGTGGGATTGTGTTTGTACCTCTAGCTTGGAGAGAAGTTGTTCTACCTCCTTCAGCAGTTGATTCAAATCTTGGCAAGGAACCGAATACCATTGGTAATTGAGAGTTAGTTCCGTCAAGGAATAATCCAAAAACCCTTGCATTTGGCTGAATGCCAAGATTATTTCCAAATCCACTAACTCCTCCTTCTGTTATTGGTACAACACATTGCGCCCATGGTAATGCATCATCTGGAATATCGATTTTATTATCGGAATGAATACCAGATATTCTAACTTTGATTCTGCCTAATTGTGCAGGATCATTAATATCAACAACGGTTCCAATAAACCATCGTGTTTCATCACCATAAAAATCTAAATATCTTTCTGGAATCATCTCTTCAAATTACCTATTTTAACTAAACCTAAAACGGCATCATATTTTTCTTTCTTAAACTGATGTCTAACATTATAAATTAAATAATCACCTGATTTTTTAGTATCTAAGTTCTTACTAGATTTCTTCTGATCAGCTTGAGTATGTTGAAACTCTACTCTAATCTTATTTCCAATTGTTGAATGTTTATCACCATCAATAAAGTCTAAACCAGGAACAACAATTGTTAATACACTTTTCTTTAGAATATTATCCATTGCTCTGGATATTATTTCTAATTTATAATCTGCTGCCAAATAAGATTCACCAAAACTAGATTCAAAACCAGCTGGCGCTTCTCTAAATGCACCAGAACTTCTTAACATAGAAATTGTTTCTGTTTGCATTTTATTAAATGACTTACCATTATGTGTATACTTGTCAGAAAAAGGAACATTAGGTTGTTGCTTTAACAGACCGTCATCAGCCATTTGTTTAAATAAATCTTCTTGAATATCAAATTTTATTGTTCTATCAACTTCATCAATAGTATCAATAAAATTATATTTAGCTCCTATTAAACCTTTTCCAATAATTTGTGATAAGTCTTCACTATTATTACTAAATCTATAACCTTTGATGACTCGTCTCTTTACATCTTCATCAGGCGAGTTATTTGCAGTTTGATTATACTTATATGAAATATTTGGATTCAATACAGGTGCTTCAAGCATTGTGCCTAAATCTACCATATATAATTTATTAAATGCCATGGTTGAAAATGTATAGAATGGATAACCTCTTACAGTCGATGCTCTTTGAGTTAACCATTGAATAGTTTCAACTGGATTTAAATTAGGAATGATAACATTAAAGTCACCTTGTGTTTCCTTTCCATTTATTTCAAAACCGCAATCTAAATATTCTCTTGCAACCTTTTCAATAATCTTTGAAGGTTTGCCTGTATAGGCTTTATTAATATTAATTAAATTTGAAATAAAGCCAATATCTTCAACTAATTGTAATGAAATAACCTGTGTTCTATCACCTGATTTTTCATCAAAAATAACTTTCTTTATATAGAAATAATTTTCAATTGCTTTAGTATTATCTCTTATACTTTTTATTTTAATTGTAATTCTTTCAGCACCAAGTATATCTGCATTTTCATATAGTCTTTCATTATCAATAAGTAAAACTTGAGCTGTTAAATATGGTTTATCTAAATGCTCATATAGGTCAATGTCTGTGACCATATTTCTTAATTCAACCGGCGCGTTGAGTCTCTCTGATTCTAAAAGAACAGACTCAAGAACGTATTCACTTTTGTTTTTCACTGACTAATAGCCTCATTAAATGATTCTATAACAAATTCTATTTGGTTTCTTTTAATAACTCTAATATTTTTTAGATCATTATTTGCACGAATTAAATTATCTAAAAATGTAACTTCGGTTACTAATGCACCCGGACCAATTGTAGGATCAATATCTGCCCAGCTACCATCTGAATTTTCATAATGATGAGTTGCATTTAATTGGTCTTCAAATGATTCTACAACAATAGACTCTAAAACACCATTAGCATTTATTGATGTTACTGTTTCTCCTGAAATAAAATTACCAGTAGTGTTATCAAACCAAACTTGGCCGTTATCAATAATTCTATATCCAATAGTACCAGTAGCACCTGATGTCAAACCTGTTAATGTCTGTCCAACAATCATTTTATCACCTAGTGTAGTTTTAGTTGTTAATACTTTATGATAATAATCTTGTTGTGCTTTTTTATATACTTCTCTATCTGATAAAGGCCAACCACATTCTCTTAATTTTGGATTCATTAATATAAATGTCCAATGATAATCAGGTGTATCATATAATTTTTGTGATACCTGATCAGCTCTTTCACCTGGTTGAATATAGTAATCTTGATAAGTTCCAACAATATCTCTAACCTGATCTACAGTATCAGAATATATACCAATATTCTCTACGACTGTAGGTAATACTTCATCGCCAAAATAATAATTTGTGGCCGGAAAATTTCTAAAAAAATTACTCATTAGTCTGTATCTCCTGCAGGATCATAAATTCCATTTTGTTGATTATATTCTTGTTCTGCTTGTGCACCATAACCTTCATATTGATAGAAAATAGAATTATTTTCATATCTAACATCATCTCTATTGAGTGGTTTGTACTCAGTAAATGTAAGGTTTATATCAATTTCTGTTGGTGAACCATCAGCATGTAATACTGTACTTGTTGGATTATAGTTTACTGATACAACTTTTAAATAACACAATTTAATTGGTGTTCCAACATGTTTATATCTATTGTCAGTTCCTTTTGATTGTAATTTGATTCTAAATAAATTAGGATAATCGTATGCAATATTTGGAGCTATTTGATCTGGGTAAGAATGGAATCTAAAGAAGCGAATTACTTTCTTAGCTTGTTCTGATTCATCAGCAGATTTTGGAAATAATTTAAACGTAAAGTTAAATTCACGAATATTAGGTCCATTATATTGTGCACGTAAATTAGGATTCATTGCAACTCTACCAGCAATACTCAATGCACTTTTAACACCTTGTGGTATAATAGGTACTGCTTGTGCACCACGAACTAATGCAACTCTTGATACTGCACCTGATTTAAATAAATCACCAATAGAACTAAAACCGTCTTTAACAGCTTGGAATGCTGCCTCACCAATTGCATCACCTTTATTTGCACCAGCCAGAAGTCCAGCACCAGCAATTCCTAATGATGCTGTTGTATAATCTTGCGTATCATTAACTTGATATGATAAAGGTAAATGTAATTCTACTTTTTCGTTTTCTAATTCAACAACCTTCATACTATTAGCTTGCCCCTGAACACCTGTAGGTTTATTTGGTTTTTCAACTGTGTCTGAATTACCATTTACACCTTGTTCATTAGCAGATTGAGAAGCCTCAAAACGAACAGCAATACTTGGTGGAATAACTTTTATCGCATGAAATGTTATTCTTGACTTATAATCACCAGTATTTAGGGGAAATTTAGCTCCGCCGATTTTATCACCCATATTTGTACCTATAAATAATTTGTAAGAATCTTATCATTATTTATATGAGAAAATGGCGTATTCTGGAAGATATACAGTAGAGAATAAAAAGAAATACAAAGGTGATTATAACAATGTTATCTATAGATCTTTGTGGGAAAGGGATACATTTAAATGGTGTGATCAAAATCCAAAGGTAAAAGAATGGTCAAGCGAAGAAATCATTGTACCTTATTTCTATGATGTTGATAAAAAATACCATAGATATTTCCCTGATCTAAAAATTGTATTTGAAAATAAAACTATATTAGTAGAAATTAAACCACATAAGGAAACTGCTCCTCCCACGGGTGCACGTAAGACTAAGAAGTATATTGCAGAAGGTTTAACTTATGTAAAAAATAGAAACAAATGGGAAGCTGCAGATAGATTTTGTAAAGACCGTAAATGGGAATTTCAGGTTTGGACTGAAAAAACTTTACAAGAGATGGGAATAATGGCAAAACCATTGAAAAAAGTTCCTGGTAAACTAAAAGCGTTGAAACCATATAGACGCAAAAAACGTACGTAAACTTATATAAATAACACTATGGCAGATGAAAGCTTATTTAAAGAACTAGAGATTGAAGCGTTTAGAGCTGGGATTACTCCGAGAACTAAGCAATCAATTGCGTGGTTTAGAGACAAAGCAGAAGAAATGTTTCGTGGTAGAGTTATTCGAAGAGATAATATTCTCGAAGATGAAGTTCTAAAACAAACTAAGAAGCCTATTGATAGAGTCAGTGGACCTATTGGTAAAATGTATATGTATTTTTATGATCCTAAGTTTAAAAAGACATTACCATATTACGATAGATTCCCTTTGATTATTATGTTAGGTCCTGCTAAGGGTGGATTTTATGGTGCAAATTTGCATTATTTAAGTCCAGTTGTTAGAGCAAGATTATTAGATGGAATATTAGGAAATGTAAAAGGAATACCGCAGAAATATATCAAGCCAACTATTCACCACTACTT